TTCTCTTTCGGCGACTTTCTCGGCAAAATGGGCAATTTCCCTGATTTTAACTGGTCGTTGATTGTCCCCATGGGCAAGCCTGTTCTTTTCTTATATCGCAACTTATTCAACAAGGCGAGCAACAGTTTAACCACCGCTTGCCAAATCTAAAGCGAAATAATGTCATCACCGTTATTAACCGTGTGTGCGCAGCATTAAGCGCAGGTGAACACGTACATCTTGATTATCTTGCAAAACAAATCATCCCAACCACTGCTGATGAATCCTATTTGATTGAATATGCACTTTATAAAGGCATTGCAAGAAAGCCTGCTAGTAAAGCGGAAGGCTTGATTACATTAGATGTGGCGGTGCAAGCAGAAATTCCAGAAGGCACGGCATTTCAACATCAACAAACAGGGTTGAAGTTCTTCACGTTAGAAACACAAACTGCAACAGTAGGAAAATTTGAAGTACGGGTGCAATGTGATACGGAGGGCAGTATTGGGAATTTGTCTGCAAATACGCCAGTTGCATTAACCTCTTCTATTCTTGGTGTAAAACCTAATGCGGTTATTAAATCAATGAATGGCGGTGCGGATATTGAGAGCATTTCTCGCTTGCTTTCTCGTTTGATTCAACGTGTACAGTTTCCACCAGCAGGCGGTGCACCGCACGATTATATTCGTTGGGCAAATGAAGTTCCTGGAATCACAAGAGCGTGGTGCTACCCTCGTTATAAAGGCGGTGGCACGACTGGCGTGGCGATTGTTTGTGATGACCAAGTGGATATTTTGCCGACATCTGATGATATTCAAAAAGTCAAAAAACATATCGAAGGGCATAAAAATACGGTCACAGGTTTGTGGGAAGGTATGCCCGCAGGCAATGAATTATTTGTGTTTGCACCCACGGTTAAAACTCAAGCTTTTACTATTCGACTTGTGCCGAGTACTTCACAGCTTAAAAGTGCGGTGCAAAATGCATTAGTTTCTTATTTCAAAACGGTTGAGCCTGAGCAGAAAATTTATCTTTCACACTTAAGAGCCATTATTTCAAATGTTATTGGTGAAGTTGATAACAGCATCATCTTGCCTAATGAAGATATTCAATTAGGGAAAGGCGAAATTATCAAATTGGGTGAAGTTACATGGCAAGCATAAAACAAGCACAATATCTTGATGCTGCACTTAAATTGTTGCCTGTAGGTTTGGCTTGGCATAGAGATTACAACAGTATTCTTGCCAAGTTCTTTGATGTGCGTGCGGAACAACTTGAGCAAGTGAATGCCAATGCTCACCAACTCATAAATGAACGTATGCCAGGCAACGCACTGATTTTATTAGATGACTGGGAGCAGTTTTTGGGATTGCCTGAATGTTCAGAAATTCTCACTATTGAAACACGTCGGCAAGCCTTGAAAGCTAAAGATAATGAAGTGGGTTCATTCAATAAATTCTATTTAGAAGATATTGCACGGCAAGCTGGCTATGAGATTAACGTCGTTACACATTACCCACACCATTGTGAACGAGATTGTGTTTACCCACTTCATCCACAAGAAAATGCGTGGCGTGTGTTTATTTATACCACATCTAAAGCAATGCGACGTGCAAGCTGTTTAGATGATGTTACACAAGAATTGGTGATGTTTGAACGCTCAAAAGTGGAATGCTTTTTAAAGCGTTTTTGTTACTCACATTTAGAAATGATTTTTATCTACAAAGAGGAATAATATGTACGCATTAGATAATGATTCTGGCGTTCAAACAATGCCAGAGGTAAAGGCGAAAAAGTTTAATCACACTGAACCACGTTGGTTTACGGAAGGCGGTAATGGTATTGCGCCGAGTTACCCAGGCGCAGACTGGTTTAATATTGTGCAAGCTGAGCTTTTAAATATTTTAACTGAAGCAAATATTGCTCCTGATAAGTCACAACTTAATCAAATTACACTTGCTATTAAAGAAGTTGTAAAAAACTCTGTTGCAGAGTCATTAGATGATAAAGCAAATAAAAAACATAAACATTCTATTAGTGATATTACAGATTTAGAAGAAGCATTAGAAGAAGCAAGTAAAAAAGGATTGCCAGTGGGCTCTATCATTGGCTTTGATAAAGCTATTACACCGCCTGGTTTTTTACGTTGTGATGGTTCAACATTTTGATCAGCCACATACCCCGATTTGTATCGAGCAAGACAAAATAATAATGTGTTGCCGAATTTGACTCGCTCTGATGTCGGGAGTACATCTTATTTTGCAGTCGATGATATTCCTGATGGATGGATTTATTTTGATGATATTGCAACGAAAGTGACGCAATCAACATACCCTGAACTTTATCAACATTTAGTCAGAAAATATGGTTCTATTTCTGCAGTACCCAAAGCACAGGATAGATTTATTCGGAATGCAGGAAATGGGCTGAGTGTTGGGCAAACTCAGGATGACGCAATAAGAAACATTAAAGGTCAACTCACAATTGATGATTATGACAGGGATAAAATAACAGGTGCTTTTAAATTTATCGGTGAAGGGCGAGCGGCAGGTAACTCTGGCGGAGGATCACTTGTAGAGTTCGATGCAAGTCACGTAGTACCAACCGCAGAAGAAAATCGTCCGAAAGCATTAGTTTTAAAGAAATGTATTAAAGCAAAGAATAATTTTGATGATGTAGCATTTTGGATAAAGGCATTCGGCTCTGTTGAAAACGAAGGTCAAATGAATGCAGCAAATTTAGCACAAGAGATTCAAGATATTCGTCACGGAAAAGCAAATAAAGAACATAACCATAGTTACAATGAGATTGTCGATTTTACTAGTGGTGTAGCAGCTCAGTTTTTTTATCAAAAAACAGAAAATTTTGAAGTATTTAAATATCCTGACGGGTCAATGATTCAGATTTATGCGTTCAGCGCGTCCGATTTTTTAGAATCCGCCGAAGCTAAAATGAAGTTAAATATTCCTACCGCTAGCAACGTTTTTACAGCTTGCGTGATGTATGTTGGCGCGGATTTATCGGCAATTAAGGAAATGTTAAATGATGAAAATTAAACGCAATCCGAGCGTGCAGTTAGCGTTAGACGGCAAGCCGATTTATTTGAACGATATAAAGATAAACGCGAGCGTAAAGCGCGACGATAAAGATATGAGCGGGCAGAAATCGAGCACGAAAAAAACAGATAAAGGCGTGAAAGCGAAAGAATTAAACGTTATCGGCGTGATTCCGTATGAGCGCAAAGAATGGCTCACTAACCTGTTTAACTTAGCAGAGGCAGAGAATGAGAAAGGCGAGCAAGTCAAATACCGAGTTTCGTGCTTAATCGCCGAGGCAATTAATATGCGAGAAGTGCAATTCACGGGACAAGTGAGCGCGACAGAAATGGGCGGGCGTTTAGCGTGGCAAGTATCTTTTACGTTGCGCGAAGTGAATTCAATTGCAGAGAAAAAAGAACAGCGCAAGCCAAAACCGACAGTAAAAACGCAGAGTGAGAAAGCTCCAGTAGCAGAACAGCAGAAAAAAAATGATGGAGCGAAATCAGCAGAAAAACAGCAAGAAGATGATAATTCAATATCTAAAAAAATTGATGATATTTTGGGTGGTTTGGGATGAAAATAATTAAAACAGTGAGGATAAATGGTGAAGAATTAGAATTAGCGCAAGAAGACTTGATTTTAGAGTTGAATAATACAGGGCGCGGGTTCGTCACTGTTCGTACAGATAAGCAGTGCGAAGGGAAAAGTGCGGTGATTTTTGTTGGTGAATACGACAATTTTTATAAATGGTTTGACGGGTTTGTTGAGCGTGAGCAATTAGCCGAAAATGGTTATAAAAAGTTATTTGTGCGTGAGAAAGTGGCGATTTTTGAAAGACCGCTTAATTGTTCGCACCGTCATGTCACGTTAAGGGATCTTTGCGCGTGGATTACAAGCGCGACGGGGATCACTGTTAAAGTGCCGGCGGCGAGTTACGCAGACACGCCGATCCCGCTTTTCACACATACCGGAAGCGGTTATCAGCTTTTAAATAATATCGGGCGACAATATCAAATCAAAAACTATATGTGGCAACAGGCGGCGGACGGTTCGCTGTTCATCGGTTCGCACGATGATTCACGTTGGTTCGGTCGCGACGTGCGTATAGATGAAAGCGTGACGTTATCAAGCGGCAGCAATGATATGACGATCCCGATCGCCGCCGCTATTCGACCGGGCGCGATGATTAACGGAAATAAAATCAAAACGGTGCAGTTAAAAGGTGATGATTATGTGTTGACGTGGGAAAGTTTAGACAAAGACGGAAAGCCAGCGCAGAAAAGCCCCGAGCGTCGTCAGATAGAAAAAACATTCCCTGAATTAGCGGGCGGTTATCATTTGCCCCGCTATGCGAAAGTGGTCGGTGTGGCTGATCCGTCGGGTGCGGGTGATATTTCAGACCCGTTCCGCCCGAAGTATGCCGTAGAATTGCAGTTGTTGGACGAACACGGCGAAGTTGATCAAGCCGTGCCGGTCTATCCCGCAGTGCCGTTGCCCGTGACGAGTACAGGCTCACAGGGCGGGGATTTTGCTTTTCCAGAAGTTGGAACGGTGGTAGAGGTTGGGTTTGCTTACGGGCGTTCTGATAAGCCGTTTGTGCGCACGATGTTGGCACAAGACAAGACAATCCCGAACGTAGAGCCGGGTGAACAATTAAAACAACAACGCCCAGAGGTTTATGAACGCACAGACGCTGCAGGTAACAAAACGCGAGAAACCGATCAGACGATCAAGGATAAATCATTCACACGCGTGATTGAGTGCGATCAAGAAACAAAGACGATCGGCACGTCAGAAAAGACAATTGACGCAGACGCGGACGAGATGATCGGCGGAAACAAAAGCGTAAGCGTTGTCGGGAACTATGAAGAAACCATAGCGACTAATAAAAGTGTGGGCGTAGGTGGAACATTGCAAGAACGGATCGCGGGCGCCGCGTCGCGTGTATCAGATACTAAAAATAAATTTACTGCCCCGCTTAGTTATATGGGGACGGATGGACAAAATATTTTTAAAATCTTAGAAGAGTTAATACAGATCGTGGCGGATATTGCAGAAACCGCAAGCAGTCACACGCACAATGGTGGCCCACAGCCGGATCAAAAGGACGCATTCAAAGATCAGAACAGTAAAGCGAAAGCAGAGAAAGCGAAGTTAAGCCCAATAATTGAATAGACCATTTTACTGGTTACAGTAAAAAGCCCCGTTAACGCGGGGCTTTTCTTTTGCGCGCGATATTTTTCGCGTTTAATAACAAAGAGTTAGACACGCGCGAACTAATGCGCGAAAACTCACGGAAAATTTTCACGGCAACGGCGAAGTCACGAAAAATCCACTTCCTCCCCCGCCGAATTTTTGACGCGTTTTTGTGTTTTTTCAGTTAATTTGCAGTTAAAAAAACAAGCTCAAGCCTTACGGCAAAAGGATCTATAAAAAAGATCTTAACTGAAAAATTTCACTTAATTACAGCTAATTACAGTTAAAAAAGATCGTAAAAATCAAAATGGAATTTATAACACT